GGTCTAGACAGATGGCCTACTATGGGACCAGCTGACCCGTTAGAGATGACAGAAGAACAAAGAACAAGGTTTGAGTACGCTGCAGAGTCTTCTGCTAGACTTCAGCAGACTTTAATATTAGAAGAAGGCTTAGACGAAAGACGACAACAAGGCAACTAATGCAAACTATCGGACCACTATACGGCGGAAAACTACGATACTGGCATAAAAAACTATTGCCTGTAGTAGAGGTTGGCTCTACCCAAGAAACTGATTACCCGTTTAGAAAAGGTAAGTGCTTAGTATTTAGGCTTCCCTTTACTGAGCCTGGCTACTATGTTGGCGTTTTTTACAAGAAGCCATTAATATCCCCTGATGACGACGAGGCTATCGATAGGATAGTCTTGGGAGCTATGAAGGGAAGAAAAGCCTGGGTTCCAGAGGATGGTAAATATGATGAGTTTTTTTAAGAAGAAGGCCGCGTGGACTAAGCCCTTCCCCGAAAAGGTGGCAAGGCGAGTATCAAGAATCCCAACTGGGGAACTTGAGAACTGGTCAGAACAAGCTTTAACAGAGATAGGCAAGTGCCTGTCAAAGTACGCAAAATCTAGAGACCCAATCTACCTAGACGAAGCTGTAAAGGGCGCCGAGGCTCTACACGCCGTGGTCGAGGAGTTGCACTCCCGCATGACCAACTGATACACTAATGTCACCTCTCTCTTCTACTTCCGTGTGATGGTGCGAAGACCCTGTGCTTACCAGCACAGGGTTTTTGTTTTACTCTAGACTAAGGTTATTATGGACAACAACATTGTGTTAGAAGAAGACGACGACGAGTTCCTACCCGAGACTCCAGAGGAAGAGATTCCCGAAGATGAGGAGCTGGAACTAGATGAGCTGTCTAAAGAGTTTGTAAAAAAACTAATAGACCGTTGCATTGAGTTTATGAACGCTCTAGTAGGACATGAGCTACACCCCTATCAGATGCCGCTTGCACGTCGCATTATTGAATCTGTACTGATTAATGATGGTGAAGAAATTACTGCGTTAGCTGCACGTCAGTCAGGTAAGTCTGAAACAATTGCTAATACCGTAGCAACGCTAATGGTGCTTCTGCCACGCCTTGCAAAGATGTATCCAGACCTTCTTGGTAAGTTCTCAAATGGTGTTTGGATTGGTATGTTTGCACCAGTTGAAGGTCAGGTAGAAACACTCTTTGGTCGTACTGTTAATAGGCTTACTAGTGAACGTGCACAAGAGATTCTTGGCGACCCTGAGATTGACGATAGCCTAGGCAAAGTGCCTGGGGTTACACGACAGATTAAATTAAAAAACTCAGGCAGTAGCCTCATGATGATGACCGCTAACCCACGTGCAAAGATTGAATCTAAGTCCTTCCACCTCATTGTTATTGATGAGTGTCAAGAAGCAGATGACTTTGTTGTTACCAAGTCTATCTCTCCTATGCTTGCGTACTACTCAGGAACAATGGTTAAGACAGGCACACCTACTACGCACAAGAACAACTTCTACCGCTCTATCCAAATCAATAAGCGTAGACAGACGGGAAGAGGACGTAGACAGAATCATTTTGAGTGGGACTACCGAGACGTATCCAAGTGCAACGCTAACTACGAGAAGTTCATCAAAAAAGAGAAACTGCGTATTGGTGAAGACTCCGATGAATTTCAGATGTCATACTGCTGTAAGTGGCTGTTGGAAAGAGGTATGTTTGTAACCTCAGCCATCATGGATGAGCTTGGAGATACCTCTCAACAAGTTGTAAAGGCATGGCACCGTTCCCCTGTGGTGGTTGGTATTGACCCTGCACGTAAGTTAGACTCTACAGTTGTAACAGTAGTCTGGGTAGATTGGGACCGTCCAGATGAGTTTGGTTACTTTGACCATCGTGTCCTAGATTGGCTGGAGCTACAAGGTGATGACTGGGAAGACCAATATTTTCAAATCGTTAACTTCTTATCTAGTTACGACGTACTTGCTGTTGGGGTTGACGCTAACGGCGTGGGTGATGCGGTTGCACAAAGACTCCGACTCCTCATCCCAAGAGCAGAAGTACATTCCATAGGCAGTAGTCAGCCAGAGCAGTCAAAGCGTTGGAAACACCTTAAGGCTCTTATTGACCGTCGTATGGTCGGTTGGCCTGCCCACGCTAAGACTCGCCAATTGCGTAGATGGAAGCGCTTCTATCAACAAATGGTGGATTTGGAGACTAAGTTCACTGGACCTAACTTTTTGGCCCACGCTCCAGATGAGGCCCACGCTCATGATGACTATGCAGACTCTTTGGCAATAGCCTGTGCTCTAACCTTAGACATGACTATGCCTTCGGTAGAGGTTTCTACGTCCCCGTTCTTCAGCAGGTAATTACCCGTTTAGCCTGACTTTACGACCAATAAGTAGGACACTTTTACACGAGGTCCTCAACCCTTTAATAAGGAGTATAAAAAATGGCAATTGCCCCAACACCTAAGTTCCCTGAGAATCCAGGTACCACTTACGACCGTAAGATGTCACCTGCTGCACCAGGACAGCGTGGCCCACTACGCTTTGAAGAAGGTCTTGCAACAGACACAGACATCCCAACACAGTTCACCACTGGTGCTATGCAGGGATACGAACCAGCTGCAGGTCGTCCAAATCGTAATAAGGCTGTTCACACAAAGACTGCAGAAGAAACAATGCGTGAGCGTGCTCACGTAGGTTCTGCTGCATGGGTTTCAGCACCAGCAAGTCTTAACGACTTTTCATCTGGTGCGTTTGCTGACCATGGCGACAACCGTTTCGAAGAAGTTAATCGTAGCGGCGGTCCACAGAAGTCTGGCAACCCAGCTGTAGTAAACGACTAGTTAGGTTTCCCACCCCTGTTTGTACGGCGAATACGTCACAGGGGTGGGCTTCCCATTTTATAAGGATTAAAGATGGCACTGATTAGAGGAAAAGAAGCAAAGGAAACGGAAGAGCGGGAACCCGCTAATCCTAAACTTTGGAACATGATTACCGCACAGGCGAATTCAAAGTTCTCTAAAAACTCTCCTGCCCGCGGACACTGGATTCACTCTAGATACAACGCAATGGGTGGTCAGTATGTTAACTCTAAGCGCGAAGTAGACCCTCGTATGCGAGACTATGCGGAAGAGGCCAAAGAGAAAAAAGAAAAAGACCAGAAGAAAAAAGTTACCAAGCCAGTAACTAAGAAGGTAACGCGGTTTCGCTAATATAGATTTAGTGGTACCCTTTAACTCTAGTTTAGAGAAGGTGAAATGAGCGGCATTGACTTTTCGCCCCCATCGTATAGGGCGGCATCCAGCGACTTAACCATCTCCATTTCTCCACTCGGTCTTGTCGAGTTGGCAGATGAGGAGTTTGAAGTTCATGGCCCACGCCTAAATCGTTATTCACTTAACTGGGCGATGTACCTTGGTCACCACTATTCATACCGTCGTCAGATTGGCGATAGCCAGTTAGTACTTAATTACTACCGTGCCTTTTCAGATTTTATTATTAACTTTGCTTTTGGTAAGGGTGTAGATTTTAGAAGCCCTCGTGAAACCGAAGCTATTATCCCTGACCTACTAGAACGTGTTTGGGAAGTAGATAACAACAAGGCAACAGTCCTATGGGAAATGGGACAGCAGGGAACCGTATCTGGTGACTGCTTTGTAAAGATTGCTTACGAAGAACCGTGGGAAGATTCATCTGGTATGAAGCACCCAGGACGTGTTCGTATCCTTCCACTTAACGCATCGTTTGCGTTTCCAGAGTTCCACCCACATGACCGCGAGCGCTTAATTCGTTTTAAATTAAAGTATCGTTTCTGGGGAACATCACTAGAAGGAACACGTCAGGTGTTTACTTACACCGAAATCCTCACAGACGACATCATCGAGGAGTACATCAACGATGAACTTATTGATTCTCGCCCTAACCCGCTTGGTACTATTCCCGTTGTTCATATTCCAAATATTCGTATTAGCGGTAGCCCTTGGGGCCTTGCTGACTGTTTCGATATTATTAATATTAACCGTACTTATAACGAGACTGCTACTGACATCGCTGACATCGTTAATTATCATGCTGCTCCCGTCACAGTCATCATTGGTGCCAAAGCTTCACAATTGGAAAAGGGCGCTAACAAGGTCTGGGGTGGTCTACCAAAAGACGCGAAGGTAGAAAACCTAGAAGGTGGTTCACAAGGCCTTAAGGGTGCTATGGACTTCCTCGCTATGTTAAAGAAGTCTATGCATGAAATGGTCGGTGTACCTGAGACCGCTCTTGGTCAGGCACAGCCTATTTCTAAT